ATGTATCCTTATTCTGCCATGGCTAAGAAAACTATTCCGCTATCCGACTCCAAATGCACTGGTGCAAAGCCGCAGGAAAAGGATTATTCCTTATACGATGGTCATGGGTTGATTCTATTCATTCGTAAAAGTGGCTCAAAAGTATGGCGATTTAAATATAAAAGAGCTAATGGTAAAGATGGCTTAATGACTTTGGGCAACTTCCCTGCTTTAAGTTTAAAAGCTGCCAGAGATAAGCGCCGTGAATTGGAGACACTATTAGCTAATGGAATAGATCCAATTGAATACAACGAAATACAAAAGGCTAAACTAGACAATAAATATAATTTTGAATCTATAGCTCGAGAATGGCATACAGCATATAAAAGTACTGGACGTTGGGGAACTGAAACAGCAGAAAGGGCTCTTAAGAATATGGAAGAGTATGTTTTCCCAAAACTTGGGAAAAAGCCTATTGATGCAATCAAGCCAAAAGAACTAATTCAAGTAATCAAAAGTATTGAAGACTTAGGTTATACCGAAGTTGTAAAAAAAACCCGACAACGGCTAACAAGTATTTTTGCATTTGCAATGTCGAAAGGATTTATTGAAAGTAATCCAGCCTATGGTCTTCAAGATATTTTCATCCTTTCAAAGAAAACCAAACATCATCCTCAATTACCATTAGAAAGATTGCCCGAGTTACAAGCTAAATTAGCTTCCGACACTGGTCATCCACTTACTCGGCTATGTGTTGAATTTGCCTTACATACTTTTGCTCGTTCAAGTGAAATCAGATTTGCAAGGTGGAAAGAGTTTGATTTTGAAAAAGCTATTTGGACCATTCCCCCAACTAGAGATTTTGTAGAAGGTTATAAATACTCTTATCGCGGTGCGAAAATGAAAACACCTCATTTAATTCCTCTATCAAACCAAGCACTAGCTATAATAAAAGAGGTCTACAAATACAGCGGACACACTCAAAATGTTTTTCCTAAAAACGGTGATCCGCATGGCTTTATGAGTGAATCAACTATCAATAAAACTCTACGCCGTCTCGGATATGATACAAATACAGAAGTTTGTGGGCACGGCTTTAGAGGTATGGCCTGTGCAGCCCTAATCCAAAGTAAACTATTCCAGAAAGATGCTGTTGAAAAACAAATGAGTCATCAAGAACGTAATAATGTACGACTTGCATATACTCATAAAGCAGAGTTTCTAGAAGAAAGAAAAGCAATGATCAATTGGTGGAGTGATTATCTTGATGCTAATAAATATGAATATATATCTCCTTATGACTTTACCGAACAACTATTAGGTGAAGAAATTATCCAGTTCAAATATGCAAAGTTAGCAAAATAGTCAGTTAGTGCAAGTTTGCTAGACAATGCTTGCTTCCAACACCACGCTAACTGAGAATTTTTTATTAGAATGAGAGCTTATTAAATTATGGAAATGATAGATAGAACAAAATCATTATTAGATGAATACCCCGCAATAGATTCAGGAAATAGATTTCTTGATATTTATCTTGTGCAAAGAGAAATCTGTCAAAATGCTTTAGATGGCATTTTAAAATTTTGGGAATCAGAAAATAACGAAGTACATCACCATTTGATGAATCTTTTTTTTCAAGAACAATTAAATAATATTTCAAATAACAATAGCATTCCTCCTGAGCTATCAGTACTTTTTAAACTCACTCCCACTATCGCGGATAGCTTAGATCTTTTAATGAAAAAGGCCCCAATTGAGCTTCCTGAAAAATTCTTCTATTCTTTAGCTAGACTATATGCAGCTGCTGATGCAATAGCGATAGATTTACATAATCTTTTAGAGCAAGAGCATGAGCCAGAAGATATTGATAAAATACTTATAGAAAGATTAACCACAGATACTCCTTTTTTTACACAACTAGCTTTGCTAATTGGTGGCTTAAGACAAGAATTTATTACTCGGTTTGAATTATTAAGTAAAGAAGAACAAGAGCAAGTACATAAAAAAGGGAATAGAGCTCGAGCAAAAAAATATGAACTAATTAAAGCCCAAGTCTTTAAAAAATTTAAGGAAGGTAATTATCGTTCTTACAGCGACTTTGCTAATAAAGAGCATAATAATTTTGAAGTTACATACACTACATTAACTAGGTGGCTTAGTGAATTAAGTTAATACTACGTTTGCAAGCAAACGTAGTATTGTTCTAGTACAGCTTATATTCTTCTAGAACAGTGATTTAATTGAAAAAAGAACATACTAATAATGTGACCATATTTACACAAATTTGGTTATATTATGCATAATGGTCCTCTTAGAATTCAATTTAGTACTGCATGTCAGCTACTTGATGTAACACGTGAGTCCCTTCGACACACTATACGCAAAGATCCTACATTTCCACGACCGATGAAAATGGGTACATCAAAACAAGCGCCCGTATTCTTCGACTATGCAGAATTGGTTGAATGGCATAACAGCAAGAAAACTGCTGCTTCAGAAATGGAGGCATAGTGATGTTTATACCATATCGATCTAATTCAGAACTCAACCTCATGTCTAGTAAAGAATTACTAGAACTAATTAATCATGTTCGTCATGGCGTAGGAGAGCCTCTACTTCGCCTGAACAGTTTCAATGCAAAAATTGAAGATGAACTTGATGGAGAGAACTACACAAAAAATGTAGTTCAAAATTTCAACAACACGGAGTCAATTGTATTTCAACTCACTCTTGATCAATGCATGCTGATCGGTATGCGTGAATCAAAAGCCGTTCGTAAAAATGTTTTAGCTGCATTAAAGCAAAAACAAACACCCCTCTTACCTCAATCTTTCTCTGAAGCACTTCAGTTAGCAGCAGATCAGGCACGAAAAATTGAAGAAGACAAACCTAAAGTTGAGTACTACGAAAAAATTGTAGTTCGTGACACTTTACTCAATGCGACTCAAGTAGCTCAGAAAATTGGTTTATCCGCTATAGCCTTAAATAAACTTTTGGACTCTCTAAAAGTTTATAGCCACGGCGTAAAGCGTGCACGTGTATTTCAACAATGGTTTATCGATAAAGGGTTTGGCGAATTAAAACAAACTGATCTGGGTTACTCACAACCAATGTTTACGACGAAAGGCGAAGCTTGGGTAATTCAAAAATTAGTAAGTGAAGGGGTTATTTCATGAAATATTCACCTATTTTTAACTTCGCCCTTTTCAAATTAATTTTATTGATTTATATTAAGTCTGTCTGGTGCAAAATCACTAGATTAGCTTTGGTCGGCTATAATTACACAAGCGCATACAGTCCGCTTCGGGCTTTTTTTATGCGTAAAATCTCTATGCTTCCGCATTCCTATGGTGAAGCTGGAGAGGGACATCTTCGGATGTGCGGGTCTCTTGTGTACCTGTCGACCAACCCTTTTCAGCTTTGCCACCCTCACTTGGTCGTGACTGGTAAAGCTCCGAAACAAACACAAGGAGCGCATTCATCATGAACGCTAAAGTACAAATTCAATTACAAGAGCAATTAGTCCCTTTCTATACCGCTACTAATTTATTAAATGCTTATGCACTTGCATATGAAGTAGCAACTCAACTTCGCACTTTAATCAATCAAATAGGTAAAGCTGCAACCTTCGTTAAAACATATGCTGAAGAACGTAGTTTCGATAATTCAATCTTCACAGAGATTGAAAATTTAATTGCAATATCTCTTCAACTTTCCAACTCTCATGCTGATATTTGTAGCGCTGAAATAAATAGACATCGTCAAGCACCATATGATCAATACGACGCTGGCGATCTATTTGGAGCTTACTCACTTGCTCAAGAAAATACATCCTGGCTAGAAACTTTAATTTCTCAAATTAAAATCGAAGTTGAATTGAGTAAAGAGACAGTAAAGGATGTTATTCACAGCGCTGTCTTTGCACCCCTTGAGCATTTAATTAATATTGCTGAGTATTTAGCTGAAACTAATGTTGGAACTTTTTCTACTGAAAGTGAAAAGTATGAAGCTGAATGGGAGACATCTAAAAATGGATAAATCCCAAGTTCCAGTTAATAAAGATTCAGTTCAGCCAACTACAGAGCCGAAACAAAATTCACAATCTTCTACATATGTAGAATCTGTCCGTATAACGCCAGATCGACTCATTAATGCCATGATCAATAATATTCGGCAAGGAGGATCTGATGAGCATTGATGCAATTCGGTGGTCATGGACAGCTTCTGTTAAAACCTCTGCCCAACGCCTGGTTCTGCTTTCACTAGCAGACCGGGCTGGTGAAGAACATACCGCATGGCCTAGTATTGATCGCCTAGCTGCTGATACTATGCTAGACAAAAAGACAGTTCAAAAAGTTATATTAGAGCTCATAAAACTTGGGCTAGTGAGCGATACAGGCGAACGTACGGGACCAACAAAAAGAGTCCGCATACTTAAATTAAACGGCGTAAAAGGCCGTGAAGAATATAACCAAAATCGGGATGATTCAGGTTCAAAAAATGATACTGAATCCAGAACAAATACCCCAAAAAGTGGGAACATTAAACATTCCCAAAAATGGAATGATTCCGAAAATGGAAATATTCCCGAAAACGGTACTTTGAATGTACTCAATTTGGGGATGCAGAACCAACCATTGAATCTATCAATGAATCTCTCACAAGAGCATGACTGGATTCCTAATGTTGATCAGCTGATAACAAAGATAAAGATGGCAGGTCATAGCCAAAATATAGATCTGATCTTTGGCCTACCTAGTTTCGAATTTGAGCTGAGTGCATTCAACTCTTACTTTGAGAACAGTGGACTATCTGATAGCAAAAAGCTTCATAAGTTCACGGCTTGGATTGTAGATAAGTTTGAACGCTATAAAAAGCAAAATCCTGAATATGACATTCATCCTTCTTTGGAAACTGGACAGCAAGCTATTACTGCTCGGCCATTTATCAATTTGCCGACTAAGCCTAAAAGCTTATTAGGAGATGCTCAATGAATACATCAATCCACAACTTACAAATTGAGCAAGCTGTTCTGGCAGCCTTGATGACTGTAGCAAATTCATATAATCAGGTTGAAAGTTTGCTAACTGAAGAAGATTTTCATGCTACACGCCACAAAATGATTTTTAGCGCCATAGTTGACCTGGATTCAAAAAATTCGCCTTATGATGCCGTATTGGTAAACCAATGGCTAGAAATGCATGGATACTCAGAAGCTGCTGGTGGTGAGCAATACATCATGCAGCTTCTAGGTGATGCACCTTCAAGCTTTTATAACCTAATGTCGTATGCTGAGAAACTGAAAGATCTTACCACTTGCCGCAAAGTTGAAGCACAAGCCCATAAGGTCATTCAAAGTGCCCGTAGTTTGACCGTAAGTCGTGGTGATTTAGTTTTGAATGCACAGACAGCCTTTGCGGAAATAAGTACAGAACAAGGTAGTGAAAACCTTTTCCATATTCATGATGCTGCAAACAATACGTTTGTTGAGATGCACCGAAAAATGGAAGCCGCGATTGCTGGCAAAACACTAATTAATGGTATTCAGACTGGGATATATGACCTTGATAAAAAGCTTGGTGATATTGAGCCCGGTTGCCTAATGGTAGTGGCTGCACGTCCAGCAATGGGTAAAACAACGATGCTTCAACTCATTGCAAATCATGTAGCAGTCATTCAGAAAAAGCCTGCCCTCATCATGTCTGGTGAGATGCCAAAAGAACAAATTGCTATGCGTCTCTGTTGCGCCATTGCACCAGCAGATATTGGGATAGTACGCAACTCCCCTCACCTTTTGCCTAAAGACGAATTTACGGCGTATACCAATGCTGTTGTAATGCTTCAAAAAGTACCGATGTATATCAATGATACGTCTCGCCCCTCGATAGCGAATATTAGGGAATCTATCCGTAAAGTAAAACATCAGTACGGCGCCGTTGGCGTGGTGCTGGTGGATTACCTTCAGATCATGAAGACTACAAAACAGTTTGCCCGAGAAGATTTAAAGATTGCCTACTTCACTGGTGAACTTAAAGCCATGGCCAAAGAGTTTGATTGCGTCATAGTCCTATTATCTCAGCTCAACCGTGAGTTAGAGAAACGACCAAACAAGCGTCCAATGATGTCAGATCTACGTGAATCTGGTGCCATTGAACAAGATGCAGATCAAATTGTTTTTCTTTATCGAGACGAAGTTTATAACAAGGAATCTCAATTCCGTGGAATTGCTGAAGCTATAGTTAGTAAGAACCGTCATGGTGAGGTTGGAACTGCCTATATGCATTCTCAATTGAAATATTGCCAATTTACAAACTTAGACCATGAATCGCTTAATCAAATCCAAGGAGCAACAATATGATGTTTGTAGATAACAGTTGTATAGACTCGACTGTATTTAAGAAATCACCTGCTGAAAGATTTAAAAATCTTAGAACCCAGAAAAAAGTAAAGGAGTTCTTCATCAAGCGCCGAGGCTATAAACGCCCAGATTTCAACCGCATGATTCTAGATTTAGGCCGCTTAGGATGGTCACATGAGAAAATAGCCTTTGTATTACCAATATCTGGTGCATCTACTGTAAGTGAATGGGCACGTGGTGGGGTTCCTAACTATGAAAATGGTGAAGCATTTATTGAACTTTGGAAGAGTGAAACTGGGATTGAAAGATTCCCACGTGAAGGCGAATGGCAGACTTATAAATACAAGCTTGGTCAGCAAGACTTTTTAGATGAGTTAGACGGCGATATTGATCATTAAAATGAGAAATCACAAAAATAAAAAACAATGTTTCAATACCGTGTAGTTTTTTAATCTCTTATTTTTGTCTATAGGATTTACAGAGCCCATTACTAAGTTTATTAAGAGCTGATTGATTGGTACATTCAAAGAAGCAAGTGGTAATATATTGAATTCAGTTATCCTTTTCATTAAATAGAATTAGTATGTGGGATTGTTTAGTAAAAATATCTACTTGGGCTGAACAGAATTCAGGGCAAATACAAATAATTATTGCATTGATCGCTTTCTGGTATGCATACAAGGGGTATCAAAAAGTGCTTGAACAAATTCAGATGGCTAAAGATCAGTCATTTGAATCAGAAAAACAAACTAAGTTCTTTGCTGATCAAGTAAAAGAGGCTGCTAAGCAAACAGGTCTTGCAGCAAAACAATTTGAAAACTCGAACCTTCAAGTGCAACAATTAATTGAGCATCGAAATTTAGTCTTAAATATTAGAACTGAGGAGTTAAGAAGTGACTGTATTGATACTTGCGTTAAAGCACTCCTAGCTATTCAGGAGACCGAAGACACCCTAAAAAATGGAATTAGAATTTGTGAAGGAAGAATTCACCTTCTACAATTAGATCCTGAAATTAAGGAATGGCTTCAACAAAATATTAATAAGATGAAAACCGAAAAATCTGAGTTAAGGCAAAAAAGTAGTGATTTGATTGTAATTTCTGGTGGTTTAGCCACTAAAGAAAATGTACCTGAAGGTTTAAACGGAACTTTCTTGACAGTAAAGATGATTTATCTTCGAGCAATAAGAACAAAATATATATATGAAGAATTAGCTATGGAAGTAGATCGAATTTTACCTATACCGAAACCTTAATTACTCAATAAAATCAACACTAGCCCTATTCATTGTAAACAGGGCTTTTAACATTTAACACACCTTTTTTTATCGTGTAACACCTCAAACAATTATCATGTAACACCCTTAAATTGTCCATTTTTTATCGTGTAACAGTAGATTTTCATATTTTTTGATCAAACTAATACGTATTACTTAGCAACAATTTTCATAGGTTGAAAATCATCAATCATTACTTGCTTCGTTTTCAATAAGTCCTGACGTTTACCATCAACAACTAATACTGCACGCTTGACATGAATTGTCCAGGTACGGTCTGCCTCACACATATCTTCAGACTCTATAAATACTTTACCAAATGCTTTACCAGAAAGGTTCTGAACATCATCATAAGTAATGATATCTTCAGAGGCTCCTTTTATTTTCCCAGCCTTATCCTTTGCCACAAGATCCAAATACAGCTTGTCATTGGTTCCAAGAAAATCATGAATCGTTATATCCACCACGGCGGAACAGATACCTGAATTTACATAGCCGGTCTTGGCATGCTGCAAAGTAATTGGAGTCGCTAAAACTACTGAACTAATAAAAGATAATAGTGAACAGATTAATATTTTTTTCATAATTGAAAAGTTACCTTGTATTAAAGCCATAAAGGAATCTAAGTTATATCAATCAATTTTGGATATAATTTTCTATTATTATCCAGCTTTTTTTCTTACCATCATAAATAGGCTGTAACTTTGCAACAGTTACGTAATGCCAAAAGCCATGACGTTCATTATGAATTGGTAGAACAATTACAAAGTCACCCTTTTTAAATTCAGCTTTTATATTCCCACATGGTGCACTTACTTCTTGGAATCCATCTTGAGTAATAATATTTACTTGTACATCCACTGCAGAGCGCCCTAAATCTCCCATAACGGATTCTTGAAGTGTTCTTTGTATTGAAGCATTCTCAAGAACAAATCCGTGGATAGGTTGATTATGCTTGATTTGAGAGCTATATTTTCTACGAATAAATGCCGTTAAATCTTTTGGTGTGTTGAAAATCAAAACTTGTTTGCTTTTAACCTTATGGACAATAAATATAATAACTATTAAAACTAAAAGGACTGCGGCTAATAAGATGTATAACATTTAAATCTCTTTTTTAATATCTATCTAAAGTGACTCATATACCAACTATAGCTGAAATTAAAATATACAGAGCCACCTTTTATTTTAATCAAATTACTGCACTATCTTCTCAAAGTCAGGTGCTCTAATATCATTTATGTCATCACCCCAGAATCGCTCACGATCTTGTTGTCGTTCTGCTTTACGTAAAGCCTTCTCGCGATAGCCAGGTGCAATTGTGTCTTGCATTTCATCAAATACCATACGGTTAATGGCTGCTTTTGTATACCACAAGTTCTGTGCAGGAATTTTGCCTTTCACAAATTTGAAAGCTTCATTGCCAAAATTGGTGTCCTTGCCTTCATTGTACTGCGTTAAGTTGCCAACAGTCAGGCTTAATAGTGACTCAAAATCACTTCCTAGTGGACCAGCTACAAATGAGTGTGCATCTCGTCCCGAAGTATCAGTACCAGCAACTAAAATATCGCCTAAGAATGATAACCCGCCACCCTGTACGGCAGACCTAATGAAGAAACTCCCTGCTTTCTTTGGATCATTGCTATCGTAAATCGTTTGTGGATCATTACCATTAAGTAACTCTTTTAATTGAACTACCAACCCGCCAAGTAATGTAGTCATCACAAATAATGGGATTGCATATGCTGCCTTACCTTTGAAGCCTTCTTGAGCCATTGTTCTGCTGCCATGACGCATCAAAAAAGCTACAGAGAAAGATTTAAACTGAGTTATACCCCTAAAGATCTCACCTGTAATCGTTCCTCTAGCACCTGCATTTATTAGAGTCTTTTCACGAAGGCCTGCCTCAATTACGGCCATTCCCTGCTCATCTAGCAAGTGTGCTTGAAGTTGTGAGGCTACTTGATCTTTCACCTGTTTTGGATCACCAAATGAAGTTAGTTTTTCATCTGGAATTTCATAGATAGAACGCGCTGACATGAGCTGATTACCTTCGCGGTCCACGACTGGTTCAGCCAATTGGAAAACCTGCCATGCACGTTCATCTAAACCAGTGTTTGAAAGCAATTCACGGTCTTGAGCGTCTAAATCATTCCATGCTTTAGAACGGCTTAAACGGCCGTATTTCTCCATTAACAGCTTAGAGAACCCAACTTTTGATGCGGCTGTTAAAGCATTGAGACCAGAAACACGCATTACTTGAGATGCGATTCCGCTAGATATACGAGCTAGTTTTTCGGATTTCCCATAAGTTGATGTAAGCCCATCATCTGACCAGCGTGCAATAGAGCCTAACATTTCCTCAGTAGCCAATCCTAAACTATGAGCTAGTTCCCGATCTGCTTTATTCGCTGGGTTAAGTTGGCTCAGCAACTCACCAAATGCCTTACGGTATGAAAGACCATGCACATGAGCTGTTTTAGCGATGGTTGCCTGATCAGTAATCGAAGTAATGGTAGTTCCTCCAAGCATAGAGAAAATATTCATTGAGCGATATGAAGTACCTAAATTTGCAAGAACTTGCGACTGTGGCGAGTTACCACCACTGAACTCATCAAACATAGTTTCAATCCGCTTGCGACTACTTTTGGTTTTATTCTCATCAATCCCCTTTTCCCAGTCCTTTTTGGCTGCGGCATCCATCAAAATTTTTAAAGCTGTTTTTGGATTGCTACCTAAGTTCTCAACCATGGCAATATCTTTCGATAAGCCATTAATGTGAGCTTCGACCAAGTCAACCAATGGCAATCCACCATATTTATTTTGGTATCTCAGCCAAGCATCTGCATCCTTAAAATGCAGTACACGACTTTCCCCATGACGATTAGTTACTTTGGATGTGCCGCCACCTGTAGCTTGTCGTCCAACTTCAATTTTATTTGCACCATCACTTGATAAAGTGTCATAGGTATATTCAAGCAATGAGCGTATTTCTTGCTGTGAATAATATGAGCCATCCTCATGCACGAACATGCTTACATCTTGATCAGGAAGCACGTCATTGACCCATTGCTCCTTGCCCTCTTTCACGATTTTCTCAAGGTTATGTGTTTGAGGTAATCCAAATTTATTGCCCAGATCCCCAATATCGCCACCGTTCCGGTTAAAACGGTCACGCATGGTTTCGAAGACATCACCCATCTTGTCACTGATCTTTTTAGCTAATGCATCGCCAGTGTTTTCACCAAAGCGCTCACGAACAATTTTTTGTACTAACTCTTGATCTGTGAAAATTCCCAAGCCGCCTTTAATGTTGGTGTAGAAGTCAATTAACTCACCACGATAGATTGATGCTATACCATCTGCTTTAGAACTAATTGACTGAATGCCTGACATGTCACCATGCCGTGCAACCATGCGATCAATTACTTCCATTGATGAGAGCTTAGGGTGATCAAGCTTAGTGAAATTTTTTGACTGTGTAAGAATGTTATTCGCAGCAATTTTATGCTTGCGCTTTAACTGTTCTTGAATGTCAATTGCAACTTGCTTTGCTGCCTCAGATAGTTTTTCTGCATCGGAAAGGTTGCGCCAGTTATTAATATCTTTGCGTGCAAGATTACGCATCGTTTCATTAATACGTGCTTCAATATCCGTAGCTTCTTGAGCTGTAAGGGATTGCTTGCCTAGTGCTTTAGCTACCGCTTGTTTGCATTGTTCTTTCATTTTCATATTCCTATTTTCTAAAACTTGGAACAACACCAACGTTATCCACCCAATATTATTAATTTAGAACGATATTCATATTCAAAAAATGGGTAAATTTTGAAACAAAAAAGGAGGTTTAAAGCCTCCTATTTACTCATTTATATAAAATCAAAAATTCATAGTGTTCAATGAATTCTCCTATTAACGGGATCTCCCTTACTTATACGTTCTAGAATTTGTTTGACAGAGTCCACTTTCTTTAAAATTAAATTTATTTCAAAACCAAACGAATGCTTGTTCAATAGACGCTTATATTTATTCTCAGGATCGAGATAATACCCCGTAATAATTAAAACATTCGATATATTGTTGATCCAAGCTAATGCTGTCCTTAAAGAGGAGTAATATATATCTTTTGGCTTCACCATAATTAATAGCAACTGATTTAATTCTTCAAGGTCATTTACTATAACTAATAACTGATGAATAAATTGCTTCTGAAAAAGCTGATTGGAATCTAGATAACGAATATCTTCCTGAAATTTTTTCAATTTTTCTGGAATACTTTTACATAGATCAATAGCTCGGTTAATACTGGTCCCTGTAATCGGTTCAAAAAACTTCTTTTTAGATCCCATATGTAATCCTCCTAAGCTATAAGGTAACGATTAATTCGAGGTATTTCTTTTTCTGTTTTATTAGTCAAATGCATCCAAAGTTCAACAAAGGCAGCGCCGTTGTCATATTTCATGACACTTCCACAGATCCATTCTCTGACTGAGGAAGCCCCTGATATTGGCAATACATATGCAATCTTTTCAAGTGTCCAACCCAGATTTTTCAAATCTATAATCATTCTGTTGAAGTCTGGAGCTAAATAGTTTGGCAATCTCTTATTAAAAAAAAGATTTTTAGGTGTTGAGAAGCAGCATAACTCAGCAAATATATTCATAGTTCAGCCCTATCAATTTATCTAATTAGGACTTGGATGAGGCTCATAAAAAATGGGTATATTTTCAATAAAACGCGCGCGTGCGCGAGGGAGACCGTAAAACACTATATTTTTAGTCTTTTACTCCACCTGGTAATCAATGCTTGCTTCAATCATCTTTACCAGTACGGCGTATCCAGGCAGGTCAAATGATACTTTTTAAAAGCATTCCTAAAACGCTCTAATTTTTCGTATTAGTACCTTAAATCTTTTCATGTACCTTTGGTCATTTTTCTTATTAGAATTGCTCAGTGAGGAACTGGCTGCAAAATGGGGCTATAGATTTGGTCATTTTTAGAAATTCTTTAAAAAAATTATAAATCCATATCAAAATCTCAACTTAAAAATCAGTCTTATGGATCCTCAAAAAGTTAAATTTTGATTCTTAAAAGACTGATAGATTCCTTGATAGGTTCTTTGATAGGTTCTGCATCCCAAAATTGGGTTGATTCTACATCCCATTATTGGGAGCATTCAAAATACCAATAATGGGAATATTACCGTTTTTGGAATAATCCCATTATTGGGCTAATTATGGGCTAGAAATCAGAGTAGCCAATTTTGATTTAAAATTTCTGCTTTTAGCTTTTGATGTAGTAACAGCATTTTTTTGATGTAGTAACATGATCAGCGTATATAAAACAATCAAAATCATGAATACCTGATATCTTCTATCAACTTTAGTTTTCGTAACTTTATCAAAATAATTTTTATTGATTTTACCTTATTAAAAGATAAATCTACTTAGGATAAAAACTAACCTCTAAATTACGATGAATATTGACAGACGTGTGCGTGCAAAAGAGTTTATGGCCCTTCTTTCTATAAAAAAGGATGCCTTCTATGACCGGGTAAATAGTGGTGAAATTCCTCAACCAATCCGCATTAACAAAAAAGATGTTTTCTGGTATGAGTCAGTTGTAAAAAAAGAAGTTGAAAAGTTTAAAGATAAACTGGATTAGCCTCTAATATGTTTAAGCAAAAATATATCATCACTGTAGAAAGCGAATCTCCACCTCAGATATGCTTAGGAGATAAAATTCACGGCGCCACAGTTATTTCATTAGAAGTAGAGCAATATCCCGATCTTGTAGATTTAGCATGGCTCACTAAACGCTTTCCTCTATCAAGAGAGATGCTCTCACAAAAATTAGAACTATTTAATGTTGGTGGGAATAGCAAGAAACTCTATGATCCAAATATTGTTGTTCCATTTCTAAAAACAGATTTAACACATCGAATAGGCAGACCAAGGAAAAACTAAACATCAGTCAATGGTAAAAAAACATTAAAATTGGTAAAAAAAATTTTAAAACGGTAAATCTTAGGATAAAATACACTTGTTAAATTAAAAAAGTTTACCAAAAATGGAACTAAAACTTAGCCAACTCCTTATCGATTCTGCTCTAACTGGTAATGTCAGATCAGTTGAAATGGCATTAAAAAAAATTGCTCCTAAAATTAAGAGTGATGATCCAGAGTTGTACCATTTTATTAACAGTAGATTGCAATCGAACCTTTTACGTTCGAAAGATAATTCAAAAATACTTCCTGTTGACACTGATTCACGATTACAACTAGTTCGTGTCGAAAATCCAGTTATTATGTCTTCAATTCCTATTCTATCAGAAAGTATTGAAAGTAAATTATTTCAAGTAGTTAAGGAGCGCTCTTTAATTGAAAAATTGTTAGAACTCGGATTAGCCCCTACTAAAACTATTTTATTTGAAGGTCCTCCAGGCGTTGGTAAAACAATGTCAGCTAGATGGCTGGCGAATAAATTAGAACTGCCATTAATTGTTTTAGATTTAGCTACAGTTATAAGTAGTTATCTTGGTAAAACAGGCAGTAACATTCGAGCAGTTCTTGATTACGCATCCTCGTTCCCTTGTGTAATGCTATTAGATGAATTTGATGCAATTGCAAAACGTAGAGATGATGAGCGAGAACTAGGAGAATTGAAGCGTCTAGTCACAGTACTTTTACAGACATTAGATGATTGGCCAGAATCATCTATATTAATAGCAGCTACAAATCATAGTGAATTACTTGATCCAGCAATTTGGCGTAGATTTGACTTACAACTTAAGTTCAGTAATCCAACCCCACAAATGATCGAAGCTTATATAGAGCAGCAACATTCCGATTTAAAAAAGCATAAAAAACTTTTATGTGAACTTTTTTCAGGAAAATCTTTCAGCGATATTGAACGAACATTTAACTTATCTAGAAAAGAAGCCTTTATAAAAGACCAAGCACTCATTAATATTCTTTTAGGAAGAAATGAAAATTTAAAATCAGTTTCTAATGCTTCTCAAAAGCAAACTTCTAAAACCGAAAGAAATGAAATTGTGCTTAACTTATACCGAAAAGGTCTTTCTCAGAGAAAAATCGCTGAAGAAACAGGCTTAAGTAGGCCAACAATTAAAAAAATTATTACCACTTTACAAACAATTGAGAGTAATTAAATATGAAGAACTTCCTCATAGGTTATGGTGAAACCATTACAAATCCAGTCTATATAAAAACTGGAGGTGGAGATAAGAAACATCCCTATTCAATAGAAGAAGGGAGATTAAGATTTCAACATAATTTAGAGGAAATTATGTGGGAAATCGAAAATAAACCTACCGATGCATGTGCTAATGATGAGGTTGTGGTCAAATTTATTCAACACCCTTCATATTTAGCTAAAACCTATTATCCTCGTAAGCTATTCAAAAAATTTGGGATGAAAGACATAGGTTCAAAATCTGTAAAAATTTCCCCTGATAGTTGGGCTACCCGCAAACATCCAGATATTGCTGTAACTTCTTGCATATATGTATCTGGGAAAAAAACTGACTATCAAAAAATGCTTAAAGATGTTGAAGAAAATAATCTAGATCAAACTACTTTAGACTTTATTCGAACAATTGAACGAGTAGATATTTTTACTTCAGAAGAAAAGATTAAAAATTTAGATCCAACTAGACAAATCAACAAACTTGAAGTGGTAATTCACGCATCTCAAGAAGAGGAAAGTATTCTAGAAGCTTTTTTAAAGTATGTTGATAAACTAGGAGGAAATGCGGAAAAAAATAAAAGTAAATTTGTTGGGGGCTTAACATTCTTACCTGTCACTATTGAACATGGTCTTGAGGAAGAACTCGCAGAATTTTCTCATTTGCGAGCATTAAGAAGTATTCCTAAGTTACGTTTCAATAAGCCCAATTTAACAAGGACACAATTAAAGGAAACATTTGCCTTTCCTCAGAATTATCAACTGTCTGATAAGTTTAAAGTATGTATTTTCGATGGTGGTCTTGGAAGCACTCATCTCCTAGGAGATTTAGCTAAAGAAATTATACCTGTTGATGTTTCCGCGTCTCATCCCCATTTTTTAGCACATGGCAGTGAAGTATGTTCCACTTACCTATTTGGACCATATCAGCTAGGTTCTGGATTACTAGGCTCTCCTTACACAAGTGTTGATGTAGTCAGAGTTCTTTCACCAGAAGATGAACACGATCCTGATTTATTTAACGTTTTAACAAGAATTGAAGCTGTACTTAAAGAAAAAAAGTATAAATATATTAATTTGAGTCTAGGTCCTCAAATAGCTGTTGATGATGATGAGGTGCATGTATGGACCTCTGTTCTCGACCAATATCTACAAGATGGGCATTGTTTAGCGACAATCGCTATTGGAAATGATGGAGACTTACCTGGAGAATTAGGGCGTATCCAACCTCCAAGTGATATGGTTAACAGCCTTGCTATTGGGGCAATTGATTGCCAAAGCAAAGATTGGGAACGCGCCCCTTATAGTTGTACGGGCCCAGGAAGAAGTCCTGGACTAATTAAACCTGATGGAGTTTTATTTGGTGGAAGTGAAAAGGAGATGTTCCATGTTTATTCACCATTAACTCATTCAATAATCGCGACCATGGGTACTAGCTTTGCTTCCCCACTTGCCATGCGTGTAGCAGCTGGTATTGATGCATTAACGGATTTTGAATTAACAACAAACTCAATTAAAGCCTTAATGATTCATAAGGCTAAACCTGAAAAACATTCACAAAATAATGTAGGTTGGGGTAAATTACCACATCAACCAGAAGAAGTATTAGAATGCTTAGATGATGAAGCTACAATTCTTTTTCAGGGGGAACTTAAACCAGACCAACACCTGCGTATACCTATTCCAGTTCCCAAAGACGCAGATTGTACATGGGTTGTTTTAAAAGCGACATTCTGTATCAATGCTATTACAGATCCTGAACATCCATTACACTACACTCGATCAGGTTTGGATATTACCTTTAGAGCTAATCAAAATAAGAAAAATGATGACCAACAGCATCCTGATGCAAAAACGTTTTTCTCAAGTAAAGGCTTATATCTTACAGAAGAGGAATTAAGAGAAGATGCTCATAAATGGGAAACAACAATATCTAGAAGCCAAAGATTTAAATTATCAACTCTTGAAGATCCCTTATTTGATGTTAAATACCATGCTAGAGAACAAGGTGCTTCAACGGAAATATCAGAACTACCTCCTATTAAGTATTCTTTAGTTTTATCAATTCAAACTGTAGGTGATGTGAACGTATACAATAGTATTCTACAAAAAAATCAGACCCTCCTACCCGTCAAAGTTTCAAACCGAATTCAGCTTTAA